CATCTGTGGCTTCCGACCAGGTGCGCTCTACATCATCGGTGCGCGACCAGGCGTGGGTAAAACTATCGTTGGTTTACAAATTGCTTGGGAACTATCAAAGATTGGCCCTGTATCTTTCCACAGTCTTGAGATGGGCCGTAACGAGCTTTACAACAGAATCATCGCTAGCGAAGCTCAGGTTTACATTGGCAACATTGAGAAGGGAACACTTAAGGAACACGACTGGCTAAAAATTGCCAATGTGCGGACAAAGATTCAGTCACACCAACTTGCTATCCACGATAAGTCAGGCCAAAACCTTTTACAGATACGGGCGCTCGCAAACAGCGTCAAAGGCTCAGGCGACCTAAAGGCAGTAGTTGTTGACTATCTCGGTTTGATTCAAGATACCGAGCGAGGCCGTAAGCGTTACGAGATGATTACAGACATTAGCATCGGTCTAAAAAACCTTGCTAGGGATTTGAATGTGCCAGTCATTGCCTTAGCCCAGCTAAACCGAGGCCCAGAACAGCGCAAAGATTCTGAGCCTGACATGGCAGACCTAAGAGATTCAGGTGGAATTGAGCAGGATGCAGATGCTGTTATCTTGCTTCACAGAGTTTCTATTGCCGAGGACCAGTTTGAATGGCAAAAGAGCTGGATGGTAATGAAGGTCGCAAAAAACAGGCATGGCGCTCTTGGTCAAGTCGGACTAAAGTTTGAGGGCCACCTGTCCAGAGTGGTTGAAGGCTAAGATTATGGGGTGGATGACAATGTTGCCTTGTGCTGCCGATGCGGTACAACATGGAAGGTCAATACGCATAAACGCAAGCGTAAAGACCTCAAGTGCCAGTCCTGTCGGATGCACCGAGCCTTGGTCATCAAGTACGGGTCTGAGAAGTGCATACCTTGGCAGGGCGAGTTTGACAAGGAAACACTCACTATCCCGCTATTTGACGGCAAGCCAGTCTTGCCAGGCATTAGGTCTTGTGGACACCTTGACTGCACCAATCCCAACCATGTCATAGGTAGCCACTAGAGTAAAACAACAAATCGAAAGGAAAAAGAGATGGCAATCATCAAAGTAAAAGGCACAGTCACCAAGGTATTTTGGGAAGCTAAGGGCCTTATTGTCACAGAGTCATACACCACCAAAGCAGGCGACACAGTTGACAAGCAATTTACAGTCTGGCTAAAGCAACCAACCACGCTAGACATTGGCGACACAGTACAGGTTGAAGGCTTAATGTCAGTTGAAATTGAGCCTTGGATAAACCAAGATGGCACACCAAAGCTAAACCGAGAAGGTAAGCCTGGTCAGTCAATAAAGGTAAGTATCAATAACCCGCAAGTAATACCAGCAGAGCCACTACAAATTATCAAGGGTATCTTCGAGCCGACACACGAGCCAAGTCCGTTTTGAAAAATCTCCGTTGGCTAGTCCCAGCCCTCACCGCTGGCATACTAATAAACCTATCGCTGAATGAAATTAGCGTTCTTGATGGTTTGGGACTAGCTCTCGGTTTCTTCTATGCTTGGGCTGCCATAATGGGAGCATGGGACTTGTATGGCAGAGGTAAGCCTTAGCGTTTCGGGCGACCCAGCGAGCCAAGGCTCACACGCCATAATGTATGGCCGAATAGTCCAAGTAAACAGCTCGAAACATAAAGCGTGGCGTAAAGCCATTGTTCAACAAGCAATCGAAACCCTGCCAGAAGACTGGCAACCAATAGACGAGCCTTGTGAGCTAATCGTCAATTTCTACATGCCAAAGCCAAAGACAGTTACTCGGTCATTGCCAAGCGTGTCACCAGACCTAGACAAGCTCATACGAGCCGTAGGCGATTCTCTGACAGACTCAGGCGTTGTTGTTGACGACAGCCGCATAGTTCGCATCTCAGCCCGTAAGCTCTACGCGGAAGGCATTGAGCCAGGGGCAAGCATCCTGGTCAAAACACTCGATTAGCGCGACACGCCGAAAAAGGCAAAAAAACAAAATTCTTGACTAAATTCCTAAAAAACTGCTATTCTTTAGTTACAGCCGAAAGGTTGCTTACGAAGGGATAGAAGAATGACAGGCATCAAGATAGTGCTTTATTTTATAGCTCTAACGCTCGTGCTACTGATTAGCTGGGCGATTCAGGACATCCATCTTGGCTGGGGGTACACGCTAGGGATGCTAGGTGTTCTTGTGGCCTACTTTGTGGGTGTAAGCGCAATAGCAAAGAAGACAAACAAATGACAGAAAAAGAACTAGCAGAGAGAATCATTGACGAAGCTCAGAGTTGGACTCAAAAGCAGTTCACCCTGACACCAGGAGTTCCTGGTCCAGACTCAGCATCAGAACATGACGCTAGAGCAAGAATCGAACTAATCGAACACATCAAGCAAACCTACAAAGAAATGAGAGAAAATGCCTAACTACAATCCAGAACCACTTGAGTTCGCAGTAAAGGACTTTCAGCCTCACCAGTACAACTTCGGTGTAGCTAAGTCAGACGGAATCTACATGGGCAGGATGCTTATGAAGAACGAAGTGCTAAGTCTTATCAAGGCCGCGTACCCAGTTCCAACAAAAGCAATCGCCAGAATAATTGAAATCGTGGACAACATTGAAATCTATGTTGACCCTGAGTACAACATCTCATCGAGGTAGCCATGAGCCTGACACCCTACGCAGAAGGTTTTTACGCTGGCATCCGTTACCAGCGCGATAACATCCTTGACTACATTTCCATTCACGAAGACCAAGGCAGCACAGTCACATCTCAAGACATTGTTGACGAGATAAACGGACAGTACAAGAGAGAGATGAACGCAAAGGTCAATGCCATGATGGATGGCAGCATTGACAAACTTATCAAGAACCTTGACGAGCTGTCCTACACAGTCAGCAACATTGAGAGGCAAGCACAGGAGATAGTTACTGAGGTGAATAAGAAACTATGAAGTCATCAATAAAAGGCGTACACCTAAGCACTAACTTTGACGCAACAGTCATTAGATACTTTGACGAGAACGCAAAGCTATTGCTCTCGAAGCACAATGACTACGGCCCGACCAACATTAGCAACGCACCTGGTGGGCCTATCAATGGCCTACGAGTCAGGATGCACGACAAGCTGGCAAGAATCAATCACCTAACTGACTCAGGCAACGAACCTGAGCATGAAGCCTTGAGGGATTCTTTCATTGACCTTGCAAACTACGCAATCATCGGTTTGCTTGTCTTAGACGGAGAGTGGCCTGACAAATGATTGGATGGCGACCTAACCGAGAAGAACGCAAAGCTCGTAAGAAGACCATGATTTTTGCCAAAGGTTATGCCAGAGGCTTTGAGCAAGGCTCAGCCGAGATGAAGGAATACCTCACCGAGCAGATTATCTACTCACTCAATCAAGATGCTGTCCTAAGAATGACAGTAGATGTTGACACACTAGAAAGAGTCGTTGAAGTTATTGAGGCGGTGAGGGACATTGGCAAGACACAGAGCTGAGAGGCAACCAATCAACTGGCGCATCATGCGAGTTCACTGGGCATACAAGACCCTAAGATTCAGAAGAATGATTAGGACACTACTTTACAAAGCAGTCAAATAAAGCTATTTGGCTCTAAGCTTGATAGAAAGAACCGAAGGGGGCAGAAATGCTAGAGGGAATGGAACCACAAGCAAAGAAACAGTCTTGCAAAGTAAGAACAGTTCTTGATTCATTAGAAGCTAAGGACAAAGAAATACTTGTCCAGGCGTTAGCAGATACTCAGTGGACCGCGAGCGCCTTAGCAAGAGAACTAACTAAAAGAGGCATACCAATCAGCGAGAAGCCAGTAATGGCCCATAAAAGAAAAGGATGCTCCTGTGCTAGATAACTTAGAGCCAGCACCAAAGGTCACGCCACCTAAAGACTGGCGACCTGCTGTTCAATTTGACGGCACGACTGGTGAGGCAACCACTCCACCAACCACAGGCAACCAACCAAACTTTGATGAGTTCCTAATCGAGCAGGGATTCGACCCTAGCAAGATTGAGATTTACGGACCAATCCGCACTAGCCGTTGGCAACAGCGTGAAGGTGGAGATTGGCTTGTCAGTTGGCGCTTCAACTTCAGAACACGCTCTGAAGTCGAGATTGACTTACCACTGCTCTATTCACAGGCTCGCAAAGGCATCAAGGTTGCAAAGCCAAAAGAGAAGACAGATAAGGCTGTTGTTGTTTGCTGGTCAGATACTCAGACAGGTAAAGCTGGCGACATCCGAGGTGGCACACCTGAGCTAATCGAACGCATCGCAGAGAAGCAAACCAAGCTTGCCGAATACTTACAAAAAGAAAAGCCCGACCATATCTACTTTCTAAATGTCGGTGACAGCATTGAAGGCTTTGAGTCAGGCGGTAATCCCAACAGAACCAACGACCTCAGTTTGATGCAACAGGTTGACCTTGAGGCAACTTTTGAATGGGAAACTCTAAAGCTGATGGCAAGATACGCACCTGTTACAGCAGCTTCGGTTGGCTCTAACCATTGTGCTTGGCGACAAGGCAGACAGAAGCTAGGAACGGCTACCGATGACTGGGGTATACACATCCAGCGACAGCTAGCAAGACTTAGCTCAGAGGTTGGCTTGCCAGTCAAGTTCTACGAGCCACAACCTAACGATGAGTCTTTGGCTCTCGATGTATGGGGTGACAACCAAATGATTCTAGGTTTAGCTCATGGACATCAAGCTTCACGCCCTGATGGAATTGTCCAGTGGTGGCGTAACCAGTCCCATGGAAACCAGCCTGTAAAAGACGCAGACATACTTATCCATGGTCATTTTCACCATCTGACCGTCAAGGAATCTGGCAGAAGAAACGACCATAGCCGATGGATAATTCAGTGTCCAACTCTTGATGCTGGCTCAAGCTGGTATCGAACAGGCATGGGTGGAGATGACAGCGACCCAGGCTTACTGGTTTTTCCATTGACCAAGGGCGAGAACTTTAGCGGGACAGTTCACAAACTCTAATGCCAATCTACGACTACAAGTGCAACACCTGTGACCTAAAGATGACACTCATAAGAAAAATAACCGAACCCACTCCGATTCCATTGTGCGCTAACTGCGTCAAAGACCTAGTTAGGGTGTATGACGCACCTGGAGTCAGCTTCAAAGGCACAGGCTGGGCTGGCAAAGAAAATAAAAAATGAGGGGGGGGTATGCTCAAAGCATGTACTACAATAACTCAAAAAAAATCGGGGGGCCGTTATGCCTAAGATGCCTTGCCTAGTTTGCAAAAAACTAACAGACGGAAACTCACGCTGTGATGCCCACCAGAAAATGTGGGATGACGAAGCCGAAGCTAAACGGCGAGCGCGTAAGCAAGCTACTGGTCAATACTCTGGTGACTATAAGGCAAGAGCAAGGATGGTTCGAGAGAACGCTTATGTCTGCCATCTCTGCAACGAAGGCCCAAGACTCAATGACCCTTGGCAAGCAGACCACATAAACCCTGGCGACCCTTATAGCCCACTAGCTGCTGCCCATCGGTCTTGTAATGCTAGACGAGGCAACAAGCCAATCAAAGATTCGGTTGAAGACTAAAGCAAAATTCGGTCAGGATTCGGTTGGAAAGTTTTAGGATTCGGTTGAAAAATTCCAAGATTCGGTTGGAAACATTCTGACAGACTGACCCAGACGGCCTATCGAACACTTGTTTCGAACACTTGTTCGAACGACCCCGCGCGTTTTTTCGAACGCCTGTGCGAAAGGCCGAAAGCCTGACAAGGATACAGGCAACCCGAAACCGCGACAGATTGAAGCGCCGAAACACACACACCGCGACAGGGTGAGAGCCTGCCACGCAATCACACACACAAACAGACCGACAACACCGACAACACCGACAGGCGAAAGACAGCAACCCGCGACACGCTCGAAGCAAAAACCCGCGCCCTATCTTGAAGACACCTAGACAGCTACCCCGCGACAGCCTGCCACGCTAGACACATATAAGAGGTAAGAGCGCCCGCGACAGGCCAAACCCCGCGACAGGCCGAAACAGGGCAAAAACACCCGCGACACGCCGAAGACAAAAAAAGGCAAAAAAACTTGAAAAAAAGCAAAAATTGTGCTATTTTGTTTACATAGCCAAACAGGCTACAAAGGGAAAGGGAAACACAATGTACAAACTAGAGCTAACCGCAAACCAACTAGACGCCATTTACTACGCGATTACAGTTCACCGCGGAAGTTATGACGGCTGGAGCGAACAAGACCTAACCGAATATGACGTTAAGCGCGAACTCTTAGCGCTTAGACAAGTCGAAGCAAAACTAGACAAGGCAACAGAAAAGGCGGGCAACTAATGAACAAGGTAGAAGAAAAAGCAAACGAACTAATCGCAATCGCGCAATCTTACGGGATAGAGTGCGAGCTAACAGGCGCTAACCCAGAATGGTCGCTAAAGGTTAAGTATAAGGTTGGGCCACTTTTTTACAGTGTAATAAGTCGCGACCACCTAGGAGAAATAAGAATTACTAACTGGGACAAGTCAGACGGAAGACTGAACCGCGTGTTCTCACCATTCCTAAAACAATACTTTGAGCACTACGCAAAACTAGAAAAGGAAAACGCATAATGACCGAACAAACCGCAACAATACTAAACCGCTTACTTGCTAAGGCCGTAATTGTTTTACTAATTGCTAGCGCCTTAGTATTGTCGCCGATAATCTTGGCAGGCATTGAGCTACTAGGAAAGGCTTAACAATGATTAGGTGCGAAATGGCAGGGTGTGTTTATATGGCAGATGTTGTCGCTAGCTACGATAACGAAATTTACGGGCCAATGGAACTTGACTATTGCCAAAGTTGCGCGGACTACTTAGCCGAAGACCTTTCTCTAGAGGTAAAACTTACACCTTACGCAAACAAAGAACTAAAGCTAAATAACTAACGACAAACAGAAAAGGGATAACACAAAATGACACCAGAAACAAAACAGACTGAACCGCTTTTTTCTGTGTGGGTAGCTGGCGGAGAAATAAACGACTACTACCTGACACGCGAAGCGGCCGAAAGAGTGGCGAAAGCTTGGAGAGATTACGGATACCCTGAAGCAACAATTAGAGAAGAAAGGGAACTAGAAAAATGACAACGGAAACAAAAACTAACCTAGTTGCTTGGAACGGCGAAACCTACAAGGGCGCGGGCGACTGGTACGACAAGTTCAAAAATGACGAAGACTGGAAAGAGTACACCGAAGACTTAGACAATGACGAATTACTAAGATTGGCAATGTACGCATATAACGGCGGGTGGGGATTAGTACCCGAAGACCTGCCCCTATTTATAGCGCAAGAACAAGACAATTTTAGAGGCGAAGCCGAAAGCGAAGAAGAATTTACTCGCGAACTATTAGAGGAAACAGGCGACATCTCTAAAGACTTGCCTCACTATATCGTTATTGATTACCAAGCCACTTGGGATAGAAACCTTAGA